AAAAAAATAAATGTCGAGGTGGCACTAACGCCAGAGAAAATTGTTGTGCAGTTTGTGAAAATTGCCATAAATGGATTCACGAAACTTATGGTAATAACTATTACGATCCACGCAAATAACTCCTTGGAGGGGGTGTATATAAATATCTGCAACGCAGTATAATACACCTCCTCTGGAAACTTGCCGTATAATTTCCCACATGATATATTGTTAATGTTAAATTAAATATATATATTTATGAGTGAAGTAAAACTTACTAATCATAAAAGTCCCCAAATTTCGAGCAGTTTTAAGACCGAGCATATTAAATTTGCGGAGGTTGTTGTTGTGTTAAGAAATGAACAGGGAAGCCCAATTGCTTCAGATGTCTGGAACTTTCAAACAGATAGCCTAGTTCAATTACATTATATGATAGATAAAAGAGAGGCAGAGTTAAACGACTTTAGAAAGAGAGAAGCTGAAGAAAATGAAGATATAGATTATAACCAAGAGAATTGGGATGTAGTTCAAATAAGATTTACAGAAACTCCGTATATTTGGAGTAAATAACCAACTGTATACATTTTTTAACCACTCCCCTACTCTACTGCTTTTTTCAGGTGGGGGAGGGGCAAAAATGCCATAACAAAGGCATTTGTGAAAAAAGGGGTATATCCTTAAAACGGAGTAGGGGATAGTAAAATACTATAAAAATTATAAAAGATTAATGCTACTTTTACCTATAATAATTTACTACAGAAACATTAATTATTAATAAAAATTATTAGAATCTCATTATAGGATATTGACATGAAAAATTAGTAAAGTTATATTAACTTATGCTAAGTCGAGATATACATATATTTAGTCGAGGGATTTCAGGGGGAGGTTGTTGCTCGACTCAGCCTCTCTCTCAAGTCCAATATGGAGGTTTTAAATGAAAACAAGAATTTTATATCCAAAGGAGATCTGGCATGACAAGTCTTTCCACAAGTTATCCACAAGGGCGAAGAATCTTTCACTATATTTAATTGCAAATGACAATTTAGGTCTTACACGTATGTATCCTCAAAAGGATCTAGAATTGCAATTTATTTTAGGACTTACTGAATCTACTTTAGAAAAATTAAAGAGGGAATTGGAAGAAGCTGAGCTATTTTATTTTTACAAAGAATGGGTTTTTATTAATAATGATTTTTCATATTGTGATTACGAAGGACGTGATAGAGTCATGCAAGCCAAGAAAAAAGAAGAAAGTTCAATTCCTAGCGATATAAAGGAATATTTTAAAGGGGTTAATAAGGGGTTAATAACAGGTTATAAACCCCCTATAAACCATAAACCCAAAACCATAAACCATAAATCAAAAATAAAGAAAGAAGAAAAAGATGAAAAAAGAATCAATTATAGAGAAGAATTAAAAACACTTATGACTGGATGGAATAAACTAATGGGAACTAAGAAGACGAGCATTGAACCTATGGTAGATAATTATAAATACTGGAGAGAGCAGTATTCTCTAGAGCAGATTAAAGATGCTATTAAGAATTATGCCAAATATAAAAATAGCTATTGGAACAGAGATGCGGATTTAGTATTTTTATTTAGAACTAAAAATAGCAATGGTCCTTGTGACTATATTGCAGACTGGTTAAATCTTAAAAATAAGGTAATTAATAAATAATTTTTTATAATAAGTTTCATGGAAGATAAATATATAAATGTAAATGACCTGGGAATGGTTGTTAGGGATAGACTTAAAAAAGGTGTTAGTATGTCTTGTATTCACTTTGATGATAAAGACAACTCATATACACTAAGTAAAAGAGCAATGAACGATTTTGAAAATTTCTTTTTATGGCTTTCAGGTAGTAGCAATTATTTGAAATCAAATAGAATACCTTCAAGGCAAGAACAGGAAATATGGGAAGATTAATTTTATTAATATATATTAAAATATGGTTTACGCAGTAAAAAAATACACAAATTATCCTAAGAAGAGTTTAGTAGATCCTGTAATACGGATTTATAATAATCAAATCGAAGCACAAGAGAAGGTAGCAAGCCTTAGACAAACCGTTAATATAGAGGGGGATTTTTATATAGAACCTTTAGAAAAATATCAGATGTCTACACGAAACTCGAAAAGGGGTTGACAAACATTCAACCATAGGTTACTATGTATTAGATCATATATAAATTATAAAAAGTCGAGTGTATGAAAAGTTTTAATACATTAGCTTCATATAAAAGATACCAACGCAAAATGCGATGGAGAAATTTCAAGGAAACGATTTTCGATGTCCTACGAAGTGTAGGAGGAAGCATTATGATTATGGTGTTTCTTTTCATTTTATTTCTTTCCATATGGGGTGTAGTTGAGTCATTATCTAAGTTATTAACAATATATTAATGGCAAAGTCAGAAAAATATCAAAGTATAAAAGATTTAGAGCTGCTTAAGGGTATAGAAAACCCACAGGAAGAGCTAACACTTTTACGAAAGTTAGTAGTTATAAGATCGGGAATTTCAGGAATTACTAAAGATTCCGAAAGTTATAATTACAAATATATTTCTGGTGATCAGATATTAAACAAGATAAAAGATGCAATGGATTATTTGGGTGTAGTATTAATTCCTAAGCTAAATGATATTAATAGAGAGTCTTTAGAATTTGAAGTAGAGAAGAAGAATAAAAATGGCGAAAGTTATATGGCGATTAAAAGGGAATTCATTGTAGACGGTAATTTAACATATGTTTGGATAAACGCCTATAATAAAGACGACACATATGAAGTGCCTTGGTATTTAGTAGGAATGCAATCTGATGACCCATCTAAGGCATTTGGGACAGGATTAACTTACTCAGAGAGATATTTTATACTCAAATTCTTTAACATAGCTACTGATGAAGACGATCCAGATAATAAAAAACAGAGTAAGACTATATCACACTACAAGCATACTAATAAAAGTTATAAGAATAAGTCAAACAATACAGGAAACGAAACTATCACAGATGCACAGCTTTGGAGGTTACAGGAGGATATGAAGACTTTAGATATTACATGGAGTACTAGCGGACTTAAAGATAAGTACGGCGACATGAAAAAACTAACAAAGGTAACAGCTTCAGACCTTATTGGTAAGCTACAGCAAAGAATTGAAAGTGGTGACAAAAGTGTCAAAGATAAAATATCAGAAACAAAAAGGGAGGTAGAAGACTATGAGCAACAAACTAGATAAACAGTTACAGGTGGTTAGGGATTTGGAGCATGAGAAGAGGGGAATAGAGGAACAGTTAAAAGTAGAGAGAGAGTACCTAGAGGAGCTAATGAATATAGATGAAATAGATACGTATAAGTCAACATATGGAACAGCTTCGATTGTTCGTAGACAGGATTTAAAAATAAAAGATAAGGATAGTTTTCTAAAGTATCTTAAGGATAATAGAAAGACAGAATACATAGAGATAGTGCCTGAACATGAAGAGATACAAACTAAAAAGTTGAGAGAAGATTTGAGTAAAGGGGTGTTGAAAGAATTAGAGGGTATAGAACTAGAGACCTCAGAATCCATTAGGATTAGATTTTAGGTGGCTCTTTAAAACTAAATAGGGGGTATCCAAAGGAGTAAGGTAAATCTAACACTTAAGGTTGGATGTGGTAAGCGAAAGCTCACAGGGTTTTGTTAGACCTAATAGATCCGTTGCATGATTTGAATTCATGCCCCCCTATTTACACCCTTTTAACTGGTTTCTAACTAGTTATTAAAGGGTTTAGATAACTTTAGTAATAGTATTAATGGACAGGATTCAAAAAGAGCTGATTGATGAAATATATAAGATATTTGAGTCAGATCGGTTAAAAATAAGCGAAGTAGAAATGACTAATCATCCTATTGGAATTAGGATAGCATTAGACAAGCCTACAAACTCTACGGAAGATATACAGAGAATATTTAAACAACTTGCAGGCTCAGAATACTTTGTATTGATTGAGTTTCATTGGTATAAGGATGCATATCCTGAATTTATAATAACTAAGATTGAGTAATACGGGTAGAATGATAAAGATTAAACACTTAATAACAGTTGAAAAAGGAAAGGTAAAGTTTAATAACTTAGAACTTTTTAATCAGGACTTAAGAAATTATGAAGGGAAAGAAGCATATATAATTATCAAGCCTTTTAGAAAGAATAGATCTGATAATCAGAACAGATATTATTGGGGAGTAGTAATAAAAATATTATCAGATGAAATAGGATTTGAACCCGATGAAATGCACGAAATTTTGAAACAGAAATTTTTAACACGAGAAACCTTGAGAATAGGAAATGAAGATTTTATAGTTGCCAAACCTACTCATAATATGAATACTACAGAATTTGAGGAATACTTATCTCATATTAGAACTTGGGCATCTATTGACATGAATATTATAATTCCTCAACCCAATGATATAGAATATTAAAATAAATTAAATTAAGCAAATAAGTATATGGAAAATAGAAAACTAACAATAGTGAGTGATAAAGAATATATGCTAACAAAGGAGGAAATAGACTATTTAAAACAGTTGTTCGGAGCTTGGAATGAAACAGAAGAGAAGATAGTATTTACACCTGATGCTTTTTTAACTGTTGCAGAGATGACAGAGGTTTTAGGTTGTTCAAAAGCAGCCATATACAAAAGAGCTAAGAATAAAAATAACGGTTGTGATTTGGAAACTAGACATGGCGTTAAAGGTGTTACATTTGACAATTTAGTTAAGAATTGGATGTAAATATGACAAACTATATTAAGAGATTAGAAAACATACTAAATCAAGAGGACCTTAATATAAAGATAAGTCTTAAGAGTATAAAGAAATTCTTGGTAGAGGATGAAAATTTTGATGATGATAATTGTAATCCTCGTTACTACATTATATTCTCAGATAGGAAGACTAAAGATCAATATGTTTTACCTGTAGAAGTAGATAAAGACGAATGGAGAGATATTGCAAACTTTATAAAAGGAAACGTATTAAATGAATTGTTCAACGAAAGACAAATTGATAGAAGACTTATAGAAGAGAAATTGGCTATTTTATTTGATGATGAATATAGCGAATATGGAGAAGATCTATAATTACATTTTATTTGTATTTATTTGTATATATACAATTACGGTATTAATGGTTGGTAATAAGCAGAGAGCAATTACAGAGGTTGAAGAGAAACCTGTAATAGGAAATCCAATGCAAGTTACAACAGTATATGCTACCACTGAAAATATAAAGGTCGCAAAAGTTACAAAGGAAATGCAATTAGAGGGTGTTAGGAAGTATGTGCTGCAAGGCTATAAGGGTTCGAGGATAGATGAAAGTTATTATAATTTATTAGTAGAACATTGTGACATAGAGACACTAAAAACTGTAATTGCTATTTCGGTAGCAGAAACTGGCATGGGAAGTGCTACGCCAAGCAGACAGAGTAACTTCTGGGGATACTTTAAGGGTGGAGATAGGTCATACGACCCTGACAGGGAAACAATGGCTAAGGTTATATGTAGGGGTATTAAGAGTGCATACTCTGATATTGGTACTAACATGGCGAAGGTTAACAGATATACTAACAATAATCACGCTTATACTTGGATCAGAAACTTTAATGTGGCAATGAGTGCAATGTCTAAATAAATTTAAATCTAAATAGATGTTTTATTTAATAAGAATTACAGGTTATGCATGGGTCATATTTTTTGTAATTAATTTTCTAATGGGTTTAAAATTAATTAAAGAGGGAAAACAAACTTGGGGGGGTTGGATTTACAATATGATTATATTTTTGACTTTAGCCCCTATTATTTTATATGCAATCGGAGTTATAGGGTATTGACGCAGGGTTGAAAATTGTTATACTATGTAATGTAGTAAGTATGATATATAATTTGTTAAGTATAAAAATATGGAAATGTGGCAAACGAAACCAATCCTAATGTGTAGACGGAACTTATTAGGAGAACATAACGAACTGCATAAACATACAAAGAACTTTCAAATAAAGTATTTTACTAAGTGTTGTGGCAGAGAGGTCATAGGAGAAGTGATAGACAATATAGGTATGTGTCCAGAGTGTCATGAGTGGTCTGGTGTTGATGCTATAGTATCTAATCTTAGCCATAAGTAGCATGAATTTATACGATTTAGTTAAATTAGTTATGATGGAGTCTGGTGATACTAGAAGTAGCGATAAAAGACTTATTTGGGAGGTTTTACGTAAAAGGGGTTTGATTACAAAAATTTGGACAGAAGACAAGGTGTTTGAGGGTATTACCTGGAATGATTTAAAACAAGCTCCAACCTTTGAGTCTATAACTAGGGCAAGGCGAAAGGTACAAGAACAGCACCCAGAGTTACAAGCGGTGGAGGATGTAAAGAAAAAGAGAGATCAGTTAGCTGATGGGCATCCAATTAATATATTTAGTCAGTTATAATTTAATTTTTATTATATATTTATATGCAAAATAAAAACTTTTCTAATCTTACCAACGAGCAGATAATAAAGCTGTCTCATGAACAGATAGAAGAATATGCGAAGAAAGAGGCAATACAAAAGGGTGTCAAATTCGTTGAAAGGTCTGTTGATGAGCCAAAGCAACCCTCGTTACGATATACTGGTGGACCAGATATTTATAGGTTGGAAATAAAGATTTGTTCACCTGATAAAGAGTCTTTAGATAGAATACTAGAACATGCTTTACCTAAAATTAGAGAGCTTAACATAGTTACTACCGAAAAGAGAGGTGCATACACTAGCCCAATAACAGCGTATAAGGTGGTAGAGGGTAAGTCTTGGGACACCAAATGGGAGATAGAAAAGGTTGTAGATGGTCACCTGATAATGAGTGATGATGAATGGAATGAGCAATTTAAGTTAATTGAACATTATGAAAAGCAATTAGAGAGCTTTGAAAAACAGGCAGATGATAGGAGTCAATATATAGAAATTAAGAACAAATATTATGATAAAGTATATGAAGCCATACAGGAACATGAGGAGTTAATAAAAAATGTTGGTGTGTTTGGCGAGTATGTCTCAGTTGAAGAAGATATAGAAAAGGCAAAGAAGTATTATAAAACTGCATATAAAACATCCGAAAAGGGTCTAGATAGAATAGTTGATAAGTGGGAAGAGCTTCGAAAAACAGAAGACAAAAAAACATCTAATAGTTTAGAAAAAGAAGACAAGTGAAAAAAGAGCTGGCTTGTGAATTATCAAAATATTATAAAGTACCAATAAGTTGGATATATGAAGATACTAAGTATTGGGAAAACACTTACGGTTTTACGTTTGTCAGTTTGAAGCTAGTACTTAAAGAGCTTGTTAAGGACTTTATAAATATATTTAATAAAAACAAAGAATGAAGTGTCCGTATTGTGGGAAAAAGGCAGAATGGGTAGAAAATAAAGAGATATATGGCAAAAACTATGGTAAATCATATATGGCGTATTTTTGCAGGGACTGTGATGCCTACGTAGGGTGTCACAATAACAGTGTAATACCGAAGGGTACATTGGCAAATAAAGAACTGAGAGAGTTAAGAATAAAGTGTCATGAAATAATAGATCCTATTTGGAGGTATCAAGGTATAAAAAGAAAGGTTTTATATAAGGCTTTGAGTAGATGGTGGGGAGGCGAGTTTCATATAGGATGGTTAAGGGAGGATGATTGTAAATATTTTATTAAGAATTTTGATCTCAAAAGCTTAGAATTGCAAAAAGGTCGTTAATAACAGAATATGGGGAGGTGGCAGAGTAATTGCACCTTACTATACAGGGTTGTGATGTGATATGACGAAGCTACTGTATAGAGTAACGCCTTATCATTAAGCTGGTAGGTTAAAATCCTACCCTCCCCAGTTATAGGTAGTACCGTTAGCTTGGAGCTCACAAGGTATTCTGAGCTAAACGTAGTGCTTATAATATAATTTTTAAATAAATAATAATATGGAGAACTGGAAAGTAAGACTGGCAGATATGCTAGTAGGAAGCCGACATAACTTTACATTAAGAGAGGAGTTAGAAGACTTCATAGAACAACTTCTAGAAGAGAAGGAAAAGGAGGCAAGAGAAGAGGGAAGGAATGAAGTGTTAAAAGACAGGGTGTGTAAAAAGTGTGGACACGGGGAAATGCGACACTACTGGAACGGGGCAGGTAATAGTGAGTATTCTGGATTTAGTCATTGCAAAGTAGATGGTTGCGATTGTGTATATGACGAAAGCAATTTTATCTAAATTAAAGGACAATAAGTAATATGGAGAAGAAAGGAAATGACGGAAAAGGAGACAACCCATCAAGGGATTTATGGCAAACGGAACAGGAGTTTTGGAATAAACTAAACAAACAATACTATTTTGGATTTGATTGTTGTGCTAGTAGAGATAACTCTAAAACAAGAGAGTTCTCAGATGATTTTCAATCTATTAAAAAGGTATATGCCACTGCGTGGATGAATCCACCCTTTTCTAAAGCAAGAGATATGTTTGAACATTTCTTTAAGGTGGTTAGTAAGGGGGTTGCAATATATAGGTTTGATAATGCAGAAACAAGGATTTGGCAGGAGGTTATATTTCCTAATGCTAGTTGGATATTTATACCAATAAGTAACAAGTAGTATGGAGAGAATAGATTTAGTACTTAATATTGGTAGTTAAATTTTTATATTTATTTAATATGGAAAACAGTTCAAACTTTACTTTTTTGAGGGATTTGAAAAATCCTGATGATTTTACAGAACTTGTAGAGCAAGTGAAGAAATCAGGAGAAAAAGAGTTAGATGAGTATTCTGTGAGGGTAGCATTAGACTGGTTTATCTCTTGGTTGATGGAACATCTTAACGAATTCAAAAAGAGATAATTGAGTATTGACTGGTGGTTAAATCCCACCAGATTAGTATTTAATATTAGTTACTTAGATTGATAATCTAATAACATGCCAATACTCATATTCTTATTGTTACTTGTTATTTTAGTAAGCACAATATTTTGGGTCTTAGTCTGGCTATTTTTTGCATTGATGGCATTACTTCCAAAGGCATATTATTTAATTAGGAATTTCATACTACGTGAAATAATAAAATAGAAGTGGTAAAATAACCCATGTTAAAAGAAACTGCCAAATTTGAAGTAGAAAGTATTCCAGTATCTGTAAATAACGGAATCAGATATAGCACTAAAACCCACAGGTCTTATAAAACTAAGCCCTACAAAGAATGGGAAAAACAATTTACTTATTTCCCTATACAACACATAAAATATTCACAATGGTATCAAATCGATATATATGTCGGTTTCAAGTTGTTTTATAAAAATGGCAATATAAAAAGAAAGGATATTGATGATATGCTAAAATATACTATTGATTGTGCGTTGTCTAGAGTCCGAGATGAAGAAGGTGAAATAGATGACAAAAGAATATTAGGTGGATCATTCGCAAAACTACCATCTGACAAGGAATACACTAAGATACTTATAGCCCCAGTAGAGATAAAAGATATTAAGAATCATATTAAAGAAATCGAGCATTATTTTATTTAATTTGTTTTATATCTACTTATGAGATTTAAAGACGTGGTCAATAAGCTACTAGGAGAACTACAAAGCTTTGAAAGTGCTATGGAATTAACTTATAATTCTAACAATAACAAAATTGTAGTAAAAGGATTTAATAAGCATACAAGAAGATGGGAAGAGATATTGAATGTGGTTGTAGAAGATAGGATACATATTCATGAATATCAAGACTTTTTTGGAGAATTAAAGTATTGGGATAAAGCTAACCTAAAGGATTAATTAAAATATAATTTGTTCACTTATGAGTCACAAAATATTCAAACCTACTTTGACTATGCAGTATTATTGGAGGGCATTTGCTGACCCTTATACCGAGCCTACCAAAGCTGATACGGCACGAAAAGCTGTAGAAATGATGAAAGAAGATGGCGTGACTAAAAATATCCCAGAGGCGGAGTCTATTAGAAGAATGACTTATAAGTGGTGGAATAAAGAAGGATATGAGGAATGGCAAGCAGAATATTGGAAAGAATTAATGAAAGATAAGGTGGCTTGGTTAGACAAAATAGGTATGCTAGAGAGTCGTAAAGATTTTAGATACTGGGAAGCGTTACAAATGAAGTTTGCAGATTTCAAGAGGAAACAGGAAACAAGTGTCAATGTTCACAGTAACGAAATATTAAATGAACAAGAGAGTTTATTGCAAAGAATGAGAAAACAGGCTAAAGCCGAAGAAGATGAAAAAAAAGAAAAAACAACTAACAACAAAACAGGTTCTAAGAGAAGCAACAAAGGATCTAATTAGGACTTATTTTATTGATCCTCTCACAGGGGAGCCTTTTGAGGCAACTGATGGGCAGTGTGATATTTTCAACGCAATTTTAGATCCAGACATAGACAGATTACAAGTTGAAACCCCCACGCAGTATGGTAAGTCACGTATAGTAGCAATGGCTATCAATTGGTATAGAAAAATCTATGGAGGTAGGATAGTAATACTAGCACCTAAAAAGGAGCAGGCTCAAATTATTATGGATTATGTAATGCAGCATGTGTTTGATCATCCTGTATTTCAAGAAAGACTTATGGATGTCGAGAGCGTGGAAGATAGGATGAGAACTAAAAAAAGTAATGACAGGTTAATATGGTCTGATAATTCAGAAATAAGAGTCCTATCTGCTGGAGCTACAAGAAGAAAGGATGCAGGGCAGTCTATAATGGGATTTGGTGGGGATTTGATTATATCAGATGAGTCTGCTTTAATACCTGACAATATATATTCAAAGATATTAAGAATGCTCGGCGGTAATTTAGAAAGAAGTAAGATTGTAAAGATAGGAAATCCATTTAATAGAAACCACTTTTACAGAAGTTCTAACGATCCTAGATACGATAGAATACGGATAGATTATAAACAAGCCATTGAAGAGGGGCGTTTGACCCAAGCTTTTATTGAGGAGATGAAAGCTAGTATGCCTCCTGAAGACTTTAGGGTATTGTATGAGGTTAAATATCCAGAAAAAAACTCTGCTAATTCTATATTTACACATAGACATTGGGAGCAGTTATTATCAAATCATGTGCGAATTCAAAAGAAGATATTAAAGATAAAAGAAGATCAGAGTCCTATTTTAAAGAAATTTGCAGAGCCTGAAGAAGATGATGAAGAGGAGATAGAAACATACGAGCCATATTTTTATGCAGGTTTAGACGTGGCTGGAGGTGGTCCAGACCTAAGTGTTTTAACTATAGTGGAGTTTAGTATATATGGTGTAGTTATAGTATCACAAGAACCTATAGATATATCTGATACCCACCAAATGGCTTTAGAGGTGCATAATAAGATAAACGGTAAAGTAGAGGCAATTGGTATAGACTCTGTCGGTATTGGTATTGGTGTTGGAGACCATATGGAAAATATTAATGATAGAGAGTATATTGTTCATAGATACGTAGCAGGCTCTCGACCAATCAGAACCTTTTATGACAATCGAAAAACCGAGTTATTGTTTACATTAAGACAACTTATTGAGGAATCCAGAGCAAGCCTTGATGAATCTATTGGACAGCTACGCAAGGATTTGTTAGGCTATGATAAGGAAAGAAGGATTGGAAAGTTAAAATCTTCTGATCCTGACGATTCGCCTGACTATGGGGACTCCCTTTTGGCAGCCCTAGATGCTTGTGAATCTGTCAAACCAGCTAATATTGAGTTTTTCTAAAATGAATAATCAAATTAAACCTTTATTTTCTAAGAGTGATATGTCGAAAACTTTATCCCCTGCTAAATTAAACCAAGAGGTGTCTAAAAAGAATATAGATGTGGACGACCTTACGGAAACCTATGTTTGGAAGACCCTATATGACAATCCAAATACACAGAGTTTAAAGAACATTGCACAATCATTGCCAGCAAACATATATCCTATTGCATCAGCTATTGCCGAAGACTTTGCTAAATTAGAGCTAAATCTTGTTAAAGACAAAAAGACAAAGGGTGGGGAAGTTGAAACAGTCCCAGTAGATAGTAACGAAAGTCTAGCAATGGAATGCTTGATGAAGGTTAATAATCAACAAACTCACTTTAATCTTTTTGAAGAAACAGGATATAGCTATGCTTTATTGGGTGCTAGTTTATGGTATATTCCTAAAGCTCCTAGAGGTAACTTTAGAGAAATTTATTGGCTAAACCCATTGAACATATCTAACGAAGTTTATGACAAATGGGGATATTTAGTATCCTTTAATTACATTACAGCCGAGGGAAAAACGGAGAATTATAAAAACGATTACGAAAATGGAGAGATAGAATTTATATACGATATTACATTTAACCTTGCTGATACACGGAAAGGATTTTCACCTATACAGCCTATACAGACTATAGCAGAAACATATAAAGCTGCCATTGATTACAATCATAAGTATTTTGTTAATGATGCAACCCCTACCCTGCTTATTAAAATGAAGCAGAAGCTTTCTGATACTATGAAGAAAATGTTTAAGCTAGATTGGCTAGAGCAGTTTAGAGGTAAAGATAAGTCGCACAAATTTGCTATAACGGATTCTGACATGGAGGTTGAACCATTATCTTTTAGCAATAAAGATATGGAGTTTGACAAATTAATAGAAAGGGCAAGCAACGAAATAATGACCAATTGGAGGGTCAACAAGATAATATTGGGTCAAACGGAAAACATTAACAGGGCTACCCTAGAAGGAGCTGATGAAAATCATGCACGAAGAGTGATAGATCCAATGTATAGAAGATTTGTAGCTATGCTTAATGAGAAATGGTTACCACTGTTTATCCGAAAGGATAAGATAGTACGAGACAACATAAGGTTTGAGTATGTATCTCCTATTACAGCAGATAAAGAAAAAAACAGTAATATAGCCAATACTGGAACTGCTGGCAAACCTTATATGTCAATAAATGAGGCTAGAGAGTTAAACGGACTTCCTAGACTAGATGAAACTTATGATTATGTACCAACCTATCAAGAAAGCATTAGTATTACAGGAACGCCTTTGGCTAATATAGAAGAAGAACAAAATTCTCTTAAAAAGGCTATAGAACACTATAAATACATTAATAGAGAGTTAGCGATAGAAAATGCAAAAATAACAGAAACCAAAGAGGGTAAAAAAGCCAAAGAAGACATGACAGAACAACAGGCTAATAGATTAGCAATACAACATCTAGAAAGGGCTTTAAAGTATGAGCCTAAATTTAAAGACGCTGTGGCAGATTATTTTGTGGGTCTTAAAGAAAGATTTAATATAGAAGAAGCTGTTACTAACAGTCCTAAGGCATATATTGATTTATTTGAGAAACAAGTTAGCTGGGCAGAGGAGATAGCCGAACTAAAGACAGCCGTCACATCTGTCACTATTGCTATAGCAGCAGAGGCTTGGGTGGATGCAGATAAGCAAGTACCTGGAAATATTGACTTTAATTTGGATAGTTTTAATCTTTTAGGCTTTATAGAATCAAATTTACAATTCTTTACTCAAACAGTAATAAATAATACAAGAAAAGAATTAGCACAAATTATAGAGGAATCCTTAGCAAACGGAGAAGGTATGCCAAAGATAGCTAAAAGAATAGATGAGAAGTTTGCAGATTACCGAGGTCCTAGAAGTACGATGATTGCACAGACGGAGGTTAATAATATTGCCAATGCATTAGCACAACGCAGATATGAGATAGCAAAAGAGGATGGGTATATAGAAGAGAAGATGTGGTTAAATGCAGGGGATAACAGGGTAAGAACAGATCATATAGAAGCAAACTTACAAAAAGCACCTATTGATGGTTATTTCAGGGTTGCTGGCGAGAACCTTAAGTATCCAGGAGATCAAAATGCATCTCCAGAAAATAGAATAAATTGTAGATGTGCGTCAGTACCATTAGTCAAAAAGGGTTAGTTAATATTGGACATAATAAATTAGTATCTGATATACATTACTAAGGATAAAAAATAATTTTAATTAATAATATATAAATGAATAAACAGTATATATTCGGGGAAGTCAAAAAAGTCGATGATAATATTGTAGTTGTTGCTTCTGATGAAACATTAGATAGATACGGCGAAGTTATCAAAGCAGAGGGTTGGGAATTAGACAACTTTAAAAAACATTCTCCTATGTTAGTTAATCATGATCAAAGTGTAGATTATCTTGTAGGAAAATGGGAAGATGTCAAAGTAGTAGACAATCAACTTCTAATGAGTCCTAAGTGGGCAGATACACCAAAAGCTAATGAAGTAAGAAGCCTAGTAGAAGACGGATTTTTACCAACAGTATCAGTAGGATTTATAGTAAAACAAAGAGATGAAGAAAACTCTGACGTTATTACAAAGGCAGAACTATTAGAAGTTAGTTGGGTCACTATACCAGCAAACCCAAGTGCTATGATGAAAATGATGAAGAAAGGTTATGAATTTGAAATGCATAAGAAAGAAGAGAAAAAGAAAGATGTTAAAGAGAAAAAGAATGACAAGCAATTGGATAAGAAAGAGTTAGAAAAGAAGGAAGAGATTAAAAAGAACAAAGAGTTACTAAAACACTATAGACAGGTAATTCCAGAATATAGAACTTTATTAAAGAACTTACAAAACTTATACGAGATAGAAATACCTGAAGGCAAACAGGTAGATGAAATAGATCAAATTGCCGATTTAATAAAAGCAGTATCAGAGCAAATGCCTGATAAGGACAGCCAGAAGAAAGAGAACCTTTCGGAGGATATCGAAGGACTTGAGACCCAAGAAATTCGAAAAATGATTGAAGACATCACTGTTCAAGCAATCAAGAGCATTTCTGATAAATATGGTATTTAATTTAAGGAAACAATCTCATGGAAAAGAAAGAATTAGAGAAAGTAATCAGTGAGACAATTTCAAAGGGAATGGCTCCTGTTATCGAAAAACTTGAAAAAGTTGAAGATAAGAAGGGTACTACTGCTGAGCTTACAAACGAAGAGTTCAAAAGTATGAGTTCCGCAGAAAGAGTCAAAGCCTTTTCAGCTTTAGTTGAAGAGGGTAAAGTAGCTGATGCTCAAAAAGTTTCTAAAGAACTTGGGTACGAAGAGGAAGCATTCCTTTTCTTAAAAGCTGTTAGAGATGGAGACAGGATGACTGTTAGGGCATTAAATACTGGAACTGATGCCGATGGAGGTTACCTAGTTCCTGAAGCATGGGCAAGCCAGATAGATAACGAGTTGCGAGAGCAAGGAATTACTAGACAGTATGCCGATGTCAGGTTTATGCCTGAAGGAACATTGAATCTTCCTAAAGGAGATGCAAATGTAACTGCATATTGGGTAGCGGAAGGTAATACTATTACAGAGAGTAATAGAACTTACGGTAATACTAAGCTATCTGCTGAGAAATTAGCCGCAATCTCAACCATGACAACCGAATTACGAGAAGATACTATTGCCGATGTTGTAAGGGATGTCACTAGTAACATTGTAGAATCAATCGCTCTCAAAGAGGATGACGCTATGATCAATGGTGATGGAACTGCTTCATTTGGTAATATTACTGGTGTCCTTCAGGATGCTAATGTAACCGATGTTGTAATGGGTACAGGCGACGTTTCATTCGCTAATGTGGATGCAGATGACATTAAGGATCTTTATTATGGTGTTCCACACCAGAAGAGAACTAATGCTGCATTTCTCATGTCTGATTATGTTCTTAGTTTGATTGATAGCTTGAAAGACTCTCAAAACAGACCTCTTTATAGAGGACTCAATGATAGTGAATCAGGTATCCTATTGGGTAAACCAGTAGTTATATCAAACCAAGCACCTGAGCTAGCTGACGATGGTGTCAGTACTCCATTTATCGCCTTCGGTGATTTTGGAAGAGGAGTTGTATTAGGAGATAGAAGAAGAATTACTATCAATCAATCAGACTCTGCAGTTGTAGGAGCTGGGAACATGTTCACTGAGGATAAGATTGCTCTAAAAGTAACAGAAAGGATAGACATTGCGGTCCATCTACCTGGTTACTTAGCAAGATTAACCACAGCCGCAGCTTAATATTCTGCTACGAGAGACTTTTCGGAGTCTCTCTAAGTAGCATATTATGCTATAATTTTATATTAAATTATTAAATATATATTTATGAAAGTTGCAATAAGAAACTTCGTATATAATGGCAAGAAGTATGAAATAGGGATGCCAATCGACCCTAAAGATGTAAAAGAGATTGATAAAGCGGCTCCTGATTTTACTAAAGAGCCTAGTAAAAAAGAGCTAAAACTTATCAAAAAGAACTTTGGTAAAATGATTGAAAAGTACGAGCGAGAGGAAGAAAAATCAAAGAAAAAGAGTAAGTAGTAAAAGTCGAAGTATAAATTGATTTAAAGAAATATGTTAGCTTCTCTAGCAGACCTAAAATCTTTTCTTGGTATTAGCACAACTGATAATGACACCTTATTAACAGAAATCCTAGAATACGTTGATCAGTATGTTAAGACATACACAGGTAGGAGTTTCGAAGAAGCAGCAGTATCAAACGAGATATTTAATACTAACGGATTAAAGAGAATATTTGCCGTCAAGGAACCTCCTATTAAAGAAAGTCCTACACCAACTGTAACATACGACGGTGTTGCTGTATCAACAGATGATTATGAAATACTATATGACGAGGGGTTATTTGTGTTTGACTCTCCACCAGCTAGGGCAGTAAAAAAGCTTCTTATTAGTTATACAGGTGGGTATGCTACTATTCCAGCAGATTTACAACTTGCGACAATTAAAATATCAGCAGGTATATTTAAAAACAGGAAATCTACATCTGGGGCTACTTCTAAAAAGCTTGGGGATTTTTCAATTAACTATGGTGAAAGTGGCGATAGTGATTTAGATGCAGTTATACAAAACAATCTTTCTATTTTAGATATGTACAGGAGGATAACTGTTTAGCATGGATGACTTATTTATACATACAGTAACAATAGAAAGACCTACTAAGAGTGGAAATAAGATAGTGTACACTAGCCAGGGCAGTGAACAGGTATATATACAGAATCTTGACATTGACGAGGTATTACAAGCTGATGGCAAGTTTATAAAAGACCAAAAGGCATATGGCAAAGCTGATTCTATAATACAAAAAGGTGATAAGGTTACCTATGGTACTAAAGAATATATAGTTAAAAGTAGATTGGATAACGAGATGAGTCTTCATCCTGATATCGAGCATACTAAGTTTATATTAAGAGACGTTGAAAACTAACCTGCCTTCAAAATCGGAGATGTATTTAGGAACCAGAATTGCTATAGAAGGTGAAAGAGAAGTTTATGATGAAATGCTTCGATTAGCCAATGCGTTTCCAACCGCTATTGATGAAATAGCCAATAGGTTTATGTTAGCCCTTGAGGGCGAATCTAAGGTACAAGCACCAGTAGATACAGGTAGATTGAGGGATAGTATTTACAGTGAGCTTGAGGGCTTTAGTGGGGGCTCACACGTATCAACAGATACAGACTACGCTATATTTCCACATATTAACAATCCGTATATGTTTAGAGCTTTTGAGGTTACAACTATGAGAGATTTAGAATTAATAATAGATAATGTAATTGATGATCTAAACCTATGATAAATCAACTTAAAAACTGGATAGTAACACAGTGTGAAACAGTAACAGAGCTTAACGGTAACACTTATACTTCTAACAAAGAAAACCCTGATGAATATCCTGTAGCAATTATTACCTTTGTTAAGACTGATGCAGACATGAATACTATTAGAACTTCGTATCGTAGATATGTCTATAATGTTAGTTTACAATACGAGATAGGATCAGAGGCAATGACTGTAGATGAGATTGACACTGCTTTATATAATATAGTAGATAGCATAATCGATAAATTTGACTCTAACAGAAGTGCTGGTGGTATAGCAGATTTATTACTTCCAACAGGTGGACAGGCTCAATGGTTGGACACAGACCACCAAATACGTTATTGTGATATAAGATTAGAGTTCTTGGATATAAGGAACGCTAGTTAATTTGTAAATATATAAAAATGGCTAAAAAGAAAAGCAAAAAGAAAGAAACTTCTAAAAAAGAAGAAAGTAAAGAAGTTGAAAAGCTTTACTTTTGGAGTAAGTATAATATCTTAGCCCCTTCACTTAAGAAAGCGAAGAAGTTATACAATGAAAGAAGAGGTATAAAACCTAAGAAATAATAAATAATTTTTTTAATTAATTAATATGCAAAAGATAGGACAGCAAGTCGAGGTGGCGGTAGTCAAGGAGACCACTCGAGGTACTATTCAAGCTCCATTAGCAGGGGACTGGATACCTAGGGGAGGACTTGATATTAGCCCAATAAAAGAGACATACGATGTAGAGGCTAACATCGGTGCAATGGTAGTCAAGCAAGACATTCAAGCGGTACAGTTTGAAAATGAAATCACAATCACAATGCCATTAGACAGAATATTTTCTGGAATAGCCTTAGCGGGTATGTATGGAGACATTACAACTACAACAGGAGACCCAGAGCTTAATGTAAATACACACGTGTTTGAAATACTAAATACAGGTGTAGTTCCAACATATACACTACATATAAAGTGGGCAGATGATAGGCAGTTTCAGTATCCATTGGGTATTGTTTCTTCTGCAAGTATTACTGTAAATACGGAAGGTGTACCAGAATTGTCAATGACATTCTTAACAGCTAAAGCATCTACTACAACAGGATTAACAGCCAGTTATCCAACAGACAGTTATTTCAGTATGGTTGATGCTAAATTCTATATGCCAGAAACATACGCAGACTTAGCTTCAGCGTTAGCTATTGATGTACAAGAAGTCGGTGTTGAATTTACCAGAGATCCTAAAAAGCTAAAATACATAGGTACTGATACACACTCTAACGTACTTGCAGCTGATTTTGAAGTAACAATGTCAATATCAAAGGACTTCAATGAAGAAAGTTTCTCTTCAGGAGATGACGCTTATATATTAGATGAATACTTAGCACATGCAACTAGAGCAGCTAGAATAGAATTTATAGATACAAGAACTACAATAGGGGCAACCACAAACCCATCAATAAGAATAGATATTCCAGCTTCAAAGCAAATTGACCTAACAGAAGATCCAACACTTAAAGAGGTTGCAGGGGAAGACTTTATGGTAGTTCCAGTATATACTGACTTAACAAACGGATATAGTCTTGCTCAGTTAATCACTGATGAGGCAGCTTATTAATATATAAAATAAAAAAATATATTTATGAAAACCAAAAAGCTTAAGTTAGGAGGAGATTATGTGGTTATTGCAACCGACATTCGTATGGATGACTACGAGCAATTTGCACAGAAGGCTATAGATGAGGGGAATATTCCTGCTGGAAGATTTGCAAGACTCTCGATGATAAAAGAGATATCAATAGATGGAAAAGTCTATAAAGAGGATACTTTAGAGGAAGGATACAACGAAATGCCAGGAAGACTAGCAAATAAAGTATTAGTTCATTCAAATAAAGTCTTAGAGTCGGTTTCAGGTGAAGACAAAGAAGAGGAAAAAAAATTGCAAAAGTAGCTAAAGCCCTTGTTAAAGGCAGAAGAAATGATTTAACAAGAGAGTTTCAAACACAAACAATAGCCTTAGTTACTGGATATACACAAAAACAAATCCTAGAGACCGATGCTTTATGGTTACGCAGATTAATGCGTTTAGATCGTTATATGAACGAATTTTCTGCGAGAGAAGAAAAGAAGAAGAGTTTTCTTAGAAATAGACATAAAAAATAAAATAAGGATATTAATTAATGGCAGATCAAAGTAGAAATATAAGAGTAACTTGGACAGGTGTTGATAATGTAACAGCTGTTGCTGAGCAAGTTGCTAAATCTATAAGAAAATACGAAAGAAAAAACAGCAAAGCTTTAAACTCACTAACAAGTGCAGGGAAAAAAGCTACTTTGACATTAGGGGCATTAGGAGCTGTTGCAGTAGATGCTACCAATGCCTTTGGTAAAATGGAAGGTACAACACAAGGTTTTGCTAGAGGTTTTGGTAGAGAAGTAACAGCTAACTTGAATACCCTAAGAGATGCAACCCAGGGAATCGTTTCAGATTTTGAGTTGACTAAACAGGCTAGTGCAGCTGCATCTCTTGGGGTCACCAACGATATCGATGAAATGGCTGCTATTATGCAGGTAGCAAGAATTAGAGGTCGTGAGTTTGGTTTGAGTATGGATCAATCACTTGAAAGTATTGTTACTGGTATTGGTAGGATGTCTCCTTTAGTGCTAGACAACTTAGGTATTCGTATTCCAGATGCTCTAAAAGAGACTTTTGATAGTATGAATGAGGTTGAGAAAAAACAAGCCTTAGTAAATGCTGTATTACAGGATGGAGCTAACATAGCTAAACAATATGGAGATATTCAATTAACTACATCTGAGAGACTACAAAGAGTTAAAGCTAGTGCAGAAAACCTAAGAACAACATTGGGAGCCGCTTTAGTACCTGTTATGGAAACAGTGGTGGATACTATAGTTCCTATAGTAAGATACTCAACAGCGTGGATACAACAAAATGAAAAGTTAGTTCAAAATGCTGTTAAGTTAGTGGCAGGTATATCGGCAGTAGTAATAGTGGCTGGGGCTTTGGCAAAAGCCGTTAAAATCGCTTCTGCGACCTTGAGTCTGCTAAAAGCGTCTGCCATATCTACTCAATTAGCCTTTGGAGCTTTAGGAATTGCTATTGTAGGAGTTAGTCTGTTGCTAGGAAGGCAAGTAAAGAAATTGACAGCAGTTAAAGATTCTTCAGGTGGTGCTTTGGATGCACTTAAAAATCTAGGTACTTCTGGTAAAAAAGCAGCTGCAAAGGTTGGTGAGGGTGCTGATGAGGCTAGAAAGAAAATAGCAGACCTAAGAGAACAGATAGAGCAAGAAAACGAAGCCTTTGAGGATCAGTTGGCGAATATTGTTAAAAATGCACAAGAAAGACTTTCAACAAACAAAAGAACACTAAAGGAAGAACAAAAGCAGTTCGAAAGAACAATGCAGGAAAAAACGGAAGCCTATTTACAAGAGCGTAAAATGATAAAGGAAGGAGGAGAAGAACAGATTAGAGAGTTAGAGGCTGTAGTTGAAAGGAGACTTAGAGAAGAAAAGGATTTAACGGCGGGTCAACGTCAAGAATTACAACAAAGAATAGTGCTTGCTAAAGCAGCATTGCAAGAACAATTAAATACTGCAGACACTACATATCAAGAGGAGACGCAAAGTTTGAAGTCTGAACACCAAGAAAGACAAAATTCTTTACAGGAAAAAATAGCTCAAGACGAGGCTATGCTTAAAAAACATGCGGAGGATATAAAAGGAATACAATTGCAAACCTCAAAAGACGAGATAGATATATTAAAGGAAACTCACAATAAGAGATTAAATGAGTTAAGAAATCAGATCAAGAAAGAAGAGTCCGAGTTCTCAAGTATGAATGAGAACATATCTGATATGTATTCGAATACAATAGCTGATATGAATGCACTAGATATAGATTTAGGAGGAGCTTTAGACTTACCAAGTTTTGGTGAACTTCTTAAGGGTGTTGGTGAGGATATTGAGAACACTGTTAATGGAATAGCTGCTTCTATTAACTCTTTTGTTTCAGGAGCGTTTTCTAATCTTTCTAGTAGTTTGAGTAATGTATTAACTAATATTAAATTGCCTGCATTTTTTGACAAACTTCTTATGTTGCCAAAGGGGTCTATTAATACAGCATTTAAAGTTTGGTCTGGTAAGTTACAGGACGCTTCAACTAAAGCTAGTGAGTCTTCGGACTGGTATGCAACGGAGGCTAAAAAAGCATTTGATGCTCTTTCCACTTATGATGTAGGTACACCATTTGTACCATCAGACCAAATAGCTAAGATACACAAGGGCGAGGCTGTAATTCCAGCAAGAAATAACCCATATGACAAGAGGGGTCAACTGAAAGAGTCAGGACAAACAGGAAATAATAGTACATTTAACAACACATTTATTAATACTCAAGTTGACCCAAATCAGCTTGCTAGTGCTTTAGACTTTCAATTAAGAACTTTAGGGAGGAGTAGATAATGTCAGCAGTAAAAATAGTATACAATGGAATAACTATAGGGGACACCTCACAATACTATATTGACAGGTTACCTGGGTTTTATGATATTAATATACGTACCTCTGAAGATTTTCTTACAGATCAGGATGGAAGTAAGATATGGAATCAAAAGTATGCTTCAAGAGAATTAGCTATAGAGGGAACTCTTATAGGTACTACTGTTGCAGACTACTTTGAAAAGGCTTCGGATCTTGCTAAGGCTTTTTCTATTACAAAGGAGAGCAAACTTCTTACAATTACAAAATGGGATGATGCAAGTACACAAAAGAATATATATGCAAAGGTTGTAAGTATGCCAAGAATTATAGAAGAGGTTGGTCAAAGTAACTTTGCAGCTTTTAGGATAGAGCTTAAAGCTGAAACACCATTCTTTCTAAGTACTTCAAGTAAATCAGGTTCTACGGCAATAGGTACAGCTACTGGAATTCCACTTAGCATACCCATGGGCATACCAATAGGAAGCAATACAAATGGTCAAATAACAATTAATAATGAAGGGGATATAGAGGCATTTCCCAGTTTTACGATTAGTAATGACCTACAAAATCCAACAGTGACTAATATTACAACAGGAGAATTTTTCCAGATACAGGATACCCTTTCAATTGGAGATATAGTGTCAGTTTCTGTAGGTAACGATGGTTTAAGGGTAACTAAGAATGGGACTAACATATTTGATAAATTTGCAGGAGATATATTTACACTAGCAAAAGGTGTAAATACAATTAAGTTTAGTGCTACTGGTAGTAGTAATAGAGGTCTTTTAACAGTAAACTTTACTGATCACTACCTAACAATATAAAATGGAAAGACCAACAATAACAATTGAACTGTATAGAATAGATTCTACTACTGGAGAATTTACCAAATTTGAAGACGTTACGACATATTTAAATCTTACATGGTATGACAAAGAAAATGGAATTGGGGCTGCTTCTTTTGCTTTAAGTATATTTGACCAAAAGGCAAGACTAGAAAATTTTAGAAAGTGGAGAACTATTGTAGCAATTAAAGAAAATGACACTATAGTGTGGGTAGGAGTTGTTACAGATAGAACAATTAACTATCAAGATGTTTCTGGTTATATAACTGTACAATGCTCGCATTACATTGCTATGCTAACTCATAGATATACACCTTCAATTGATATACACAATAATCAGGATATAGGGGATATTGCCGCAGATCTTATAGCAGCCACACAAAACAGAACCAATGGAGAGCTCGGCATAGTTAAGGGTTCTGTAGAAACTTCAAGAAATTTAAATATCACTTATGAATATACAGAAGTTTTTTCTGCAATAGCCAATCTTACTAACATTCCAGGAGGATTTGATATTGTTTGGGATTATAATGTAGATGCACTTAATCAATTAGATGAAGTCGAATACAATATATACAAGAATTCTGGAAGAAGAATTAATAATATTCCTCCACTTCAACTAGGTCGCAATGTAAATGAAATAGTATCTATAGATACTCAAGATGAGATATATAACGCTATAATTGGACTGGGTTCAGGTACAGGTGGTAATGTAATAACAATTAGTGAGGAAGATACAGCCTCTCAAAAATCATATACAAGAAGGGAGAAGATATTGGCTAGAAAAGATTTATCTATAGAAGAGGTTTTAGAAACTGTTACTGAAGACGAGTTAAACACTTATAAAGTAGAAAGGCTACATATTAATATTGACATGATACCAGAGATGCCTCCCCTCCTCGGACAGATTAAGATAGGGGATATAGTACCTATAAAATTAAAAACAGATAATGAATCTTTTGTTAATTTTGTTGGTACTGCTAAAATAATAGAAGCAGGTAAAACAATACAAGGAGACTCAATAGTAACTAATTTAAAGTTAGAATATATACCTTAATGAAGATGCCTAATATTCCTCAAGCACCCAGATTAAATCCTACAGACGTTGAATTTGTTAAATATTTAACAGATATTAATCAAAGACTTGAGAATCTAGAAAAAGTAACACAACCGCAGTATATTGATTGGTATGGAATAAACCCTGCGTTAGTTGAAAGGATAAATGATTATAAAGTAAACATTACAGGTATTTCCCAATCTCAGTTTGCTGTTGGGGATAAGGTAAGAATAAAACAAGCTGGAGATTCAGATTACAGATATTTCTATATATACAGAACTGCAAACTTAACTGAGTTAGATCCACTATCTGAACCTGATGATCCTGTAGTTATGGATTTAGCATTAGCATATGGAAGACCTTTTCTTTCAGGGAGTGACTCGTTGGTTTCTTCTGGTGTAGCGATAGAAGAGTTTTCTATTTCTAAAAGCCTATCACCATCAGGTATGGGAGGTAGTTTGTTTTTTGATACAGTATTTAAAAGCCCAGGAGGTACTACTAGGTCAACTACAGAAAATGTTACCCAATACTCCATGAGTGGAAATTTATTAACCATAAATTTAAATGTAAACTTTTCATCTACTATAACAGACAGTTACTTAAAGTTTGATATTCCTTTGGGCATAGATTTAACATATGACGCTAGTGGTTCAAGCAGAATGGCTATATTGACTTCTGGTGGTAGCGGTCCTCAGGACGTTTGGCTAAATATAGATAAAAATACAACACAATTAGAGAAAGAAGTATGGTTAAGACCTTACGCTCCTTTCGCTGTTAGCTTTGCTGATTTGGTGAGTTTAGATACTACAGTTTCTATGTTAATCGATAATGCATAACTGGACATATATATATAATTTTTGATACAAAGTAATATGAGTATACATGTAAGTCTTATAAATGGAATGGGGTCGGCAACCGACTCGTTGTCAGGAACTGTTACAACACAGGGTGCTAACGATTCTGATTTTATGCACATTGCAAGCGATTTTCTTTTAGAACAAGGAGTCCTTTCTAAGGCAGAGAACGATTTTAGTGTTGGTGAAAACTCTCCAGCAAATAAAAGTGTTGATGTACAGCCTGGCATTGCTTACGTAAAAAATACTGCGTGGGCAAGAAGTGATTTTCTTACCAAATACTATAGAGTAGAAAGTGACGCTATTGAGAATGTTGTAATTTCTGATAATGCATCAGGAAATCCACGTATTGACTTAATAGTTTTAAAAATAGATTCCTCTGTAACTCCAGATGCTAATGCTTCTAATGTAGCTACGGTTACAGTTATTGAAGGAACACCTGCTGCTTCTCCTACTGCCCCTGCTATACCATCCGATGGAAATCATTACTTGGAACTAGCAGAAGTTGCAGTTGCCAACGGATTTAGTAGTATTGTTGATGCTAATATTACAGATAGAAGAAAGAATTTGGCAGCACTCACAGGACCGTCTTGGGATGGTTGGACTTTATTATCTCCAACAGTAACGTACTCTAGCGTAGATGATCCAACGGGAGTAGTTACTATCTCTGGAAATCTTACTAGTTATTTCAGTAATGGAATGAGAATTAAGTTTGACAATGGTGGGAATACTATTTATGGGATTATTACAAAAGTTTCTTATTCAGCTCCCAATACAGTAATTACATTCCTACACGAAATAAATTTTTCAACTGGTCAAGCACTTACATTAATGGCTAATAGTGCAATTACAAACTTTAATTACTCTCCTATGAAAGCCCCACAAGGGTTTCCTTTAGACCCTACTAAATGGACAATTCTCTGGTCACCAACAGGGTATGTAACGACAGTAACAAGTAATGTGACATATACAATTGGTTCTCAAAGTATTCCTATTGGTTCTTGGTATCTTAAGCCCAAACTGTCTATCACTACTTATGCAAACCCTTCTACATATATTCTATTAAGGGCTTCTTTCTCCACGACACCAGAAGCTATAGATGGTTCATCGGTTGAACTTATGAGATACTATGGAGCTAGTGCAGATTTAAGGATTGCTCTTAATATGGGTGCTACTCATATTATTAATCTTTCTAGTAAAGTTACATATTATCTAAATGCAGTTACTACTGCAGCAGGGACAATAGGTTACTTAGGAATAGATAGTACTAACCACGGAGCTAGAATTTTAGTTGAATGTGCTTATTTATAAAACTATGAAAAAACTACTGCTCGGAATAACAATAGGAATTTTAACAAGTATTATATTGGTATATCTATTTAGATACCATTTAGTTGCATACTTTATATTTTTAATGTTTAATGGTTAATGGGAAACACAGAAACGCATAATAACTTAAAAGAGATATCTAGACTACAAACACAGATGGAAAATGTAAACGAGAAAATAGATGGCTTGAAAGAAGAGCAGGTCAAGATACAGCAGGAACAGAAACAGGGATTTGAAAAAATACTTGGAAAGATTGATGGTTTAGGTAGGATTTATGTTAGAAAAGACACATACAAAAGGGACATAGCAGAATTGAAAGAGTGGGAAATGCAACAGAAAAAGAACAAGACTTGGCTTTGGCAAACAATATTAGTAGTTATTATTGGGATTATAGTCAGTTCTCTTACTAACATTTTAATCAATGGAGTGATAGATGAAGTAAGAGGAGAACAGACAGTTCAGAGTAGTCCTATTGAATAAATTGTTATTAAAAAATAATGGCAAGTATAAAAGGAATAGATGTATCTAAGTGGCAAGGTAATATAGACTATTCAAAGGTTAAAAGTTCTACCAATTTTGTCATTATGAAAGCAACCGAAGGATACGGATACACCGACCCTAAATTCAAAGATAATCAAAAGGGCTTTAGAAATACTGGTATAGCAATGGGTTATTATCACTTTGCACGACCAGATTTAGGAAACACTCCAGAGAAAGAAGCTGATTGGTTTGTTAAAACAATAGGAGCGTTAAAGTCAGGAGAAGTTTTGGCATTGGATTATGAGGTTAATTATAGCGACCCTGTAAATTGGTGCAAGAAGTTCTTGGATAGAGTTAAAGCAAAGACAGGAGTAAAACCGTTGCTATACATAAATCTTGCTACCAATAACAAGTATAATTGGAGTGGTGTAGTAAAAGGAGATTATGGACTTTGGTTGGCATACTGGGACGGGAGCTTGACTGCACGCCCTAAAACTGATTGGAATTTCATCGCTATGAAGCAGTATGGCTCGGATACAAGGATTAACGGTATTAGTGGTAATGTGGACGGAGATATTTTCTTTGGAGATATTGCTACTTTCAAAAAGTATGGATACAACTCTCCACCACCCACACCAGAACCCTCTCCAGAGCCACCAGAGCCACCCTGTGATTGCAAACAGCTAGAGAAGCATATACAAGACCTTGAAGATAAAATAGTCCTGCTAGAGGGTAAACTAGAAGCTCAAAAAACAGAGGATAGTGTAAAAAACGATGAGATAGAGCAACTAAAAAGGGATTTACAAGAATGGAATGAGAAATATGGCACTCTACAAATAGAAAAGAACAGGATTGAAAATGAGAAAGGGAATTTACAGTTAAAGTATGACAAATTAAAAAAGGATAAAAATTGTGTTAAGATTTTAATAGATAAATTGTTTGGGTTCTTAAAAAGGAAATGATGGACACTATTCTTTGGGGAATAATAAGTGGTGGATTATTGAGTTTAATTATTACATCTATATTATATGGCAGGGAAAAAGATAACTAATGATGTGGATTTAATTTTTTAATAAATATAATTATGGACAAAAATAATCCAGTATATGTAGAAGGGTATCCTGAATACAAAAAAATGCTTTGGGGAGCTTTTAGAGCATTTGTAGCAGGGTTTCTGAGTGCGTTGGCAACCTTTCTTTTGACAGTAAACGAGGAAAATTTACTTGATAAAGACTGGTGGTTAGGAATTGTATTAGTAGGTTCTCTAGTAGGTGGGATAACAGCTTTGGGCAAGTGGCTGAGGGATGTATTCCCAGAAAGTGCCATTATGCAAAGATTACCTATATAAAAATAACTCGTTTCTAGTTAATCTAAAATAAAATATTACTATGCCAGAACAAGATGGCTTATATACGGGGGCTAGTGAAGAGAGTTTTGAAGCAAAAAATGATATAGAAGCAAAATACAACCCTATACATAAGGAGTGGGAAAATCCCTATGATGAAATTACATTCAATGACAGAATTGAAGAAGCTATCCACAGACAAGAATGGAGAGAAAAAACAGATTACATTCCAGAGGAAGCCGAAGTAACTATTAAAACAGATAAACCAATTGCAATTTGTAATCTTGCTGATCCACATTTAGGGGCTAAGCTCACGGATTATGAGTATGTTAGATATTTAGTCAATTTGATTAAGTACAACGACAACGCATTTTGCACATTAGGTGGGGATATGGCAGAAACAATATCTTGGAATAGTGGACAAAACGACTCCCTACTTAGGTTTGAAGAACAGCACGAAATGCTCTATGCAATGCTTAAAGAGCTGAAAGGAAAGATAATAGCAGGTGTAATAGGAAATCATAATTGGGAAGAAAAAAGATGGGTGAGTAAATACCAAGAGTTTTTAAGGAATGCTGACGCACCAATGTTTGACAATTTAGGTTGGTTAACTTTAAACCTAGATAATGGAGAGGACACAATTCCTTACTATACAGTTTTAGCACATCAACTAAAGGGTTATAGTTACCATAATCCGAATCATCCGCAGGGTAGATTTTCAAAAGAAGTAGAAGGTTGTGATATTGTTATTTCAAACCATACGCATACAGACGGTGTTCAGGGTGTAGCTAAGACAGTATTCGGGGGAGATTTTAAACGAATGACATTTGTTAACGGATATACTCTAAAGAGAAACGACAAGTTCTTAAGGGGTAAAGGTAATCCTAACAGTCCTATTGGTGGTAATTGGTTATATTTGAGTCCGTACCAGAAACAACATACTGCAATACCAACGACAGAGCTGGCGGTTGAGATAATGGGATGGGAAGCATAGTAGGTTGTACAGAGTCCTGTTAGCTAGGATTCTATAGAGTCTACAATTCTGTAGCTCGCTCATTAAAAGGAGAATAGCGTGGTGTGCGTTAATTGTAATGCCAAAATGTACGGTGTAACGTTTACTGTCAACGGGGTAAAGTATTATTTTTTCTTTTGTGTACATTGCCTCAAAAACACTACAATCCAGCCAATAATGAACAACTAATTTCCATATTGCAGATTTAGGGCAGAAAATGAAATAAGAAAATCCATATTGCAGGCAGATGAAATAAGGAGAAAGCAATGAAATGTAAACTATGTAAGAGAAACAAAGCGTTACTCAAAGCCAAGGTGGGAAAAGCTACCATTGAAGTCTGCCTATATTGTGTAATAAGCGAAGGACTAGAACCTACGGAGGTTTTAAATGTCTGGGAAACACAAGAGCAAGAACGATTGGAAGAAAGAAATCAAAGAGGAACAGAATTATAAGTGTGCTCAGTGTGGAGAAACTTTCGGTGCAAGACAGCTACAAATCCATCACAAAAAAATAAATGTCGAGGTGGCACTAACGCCAGAGAAAATTGTTGTGCAGTTTGTGAAAATTGCCATAAATGGATTCACGAAACTTATGGTAATAACTATTACGATCCACGCAAATAACTCCTTGG